CTCTTTCGAGAGTTTTATGGCGTCCGTGACACCTAATGATGTGAGTGCCACGCGGACAAACACCGATGATCCTTGGGATTCATCATGTGACGTTCTGTCACTACGGTCGTTTCCTTCGACCTCAATCTTACGCTGGGGGCGTAAGGGACAGCACCTGTGTAGGTGCAAATCGACGGACCGTCACCGGTCCCTCTTTACGGTAAACTTGCAGTTTACCTCAGCCAACTTAGTTGGCAGATTAGATGAGATTCCTCATCTACGTGTCTGCTTCAATGCAGAGAATCTCTGGGAGTGTAGACTCCCAAGGGAGGTCACTGGCCTCCAATCTCGGGTTGAGTTTGAAAACTTACCCAATGTTAGGACTGCGGTGAGAGTCCTAAGACGTGGGACCTATTGGTTCCCACAACTCCTCAAAAAGAGGAAACTTAAGGCATCTTCCTTTGGAAGATCCATGTGCCGGCTTCTAGCCGGATATCCCTCTCCGGAGGGACCGGAGCCCTTAGGGCTCGTGAAATCCAAAAGGGTTTCTACCGCCGCTGTACAGCGGCTACGCAGTATACTAGCTACTGCAGACGGCTTGCTTATGCAAGCAGTAATGGCCTTCCCAGGAAGTCCAGAATTTCAGGATTGGGTCCGTATTGACCAAATCCAACGTTCGCTCGTCGCGAACCTTGTCCAGGACTATTTCCGGGACCTAGACCCAGATAGGGTCACTACCTTTGAGAAGGTTAAAACCGTCCGAGGACGGATAAAAGAGGAAGTATTCAATCCTCAAGGATCGGCCAATAAGGTCGAAGTACCGAGAGAACTCTCGGCTATGCGGGTCATGTGCTCGCTTTTACGGGACAAAAAGTCCCCACTATCCCATTGGCAAGGGATGATCCTCTCACAGAAGAGAGCTTCGGGGGTTCCACCCCGCTCGGTCTATGACAAGACCCTGGCCAAAACAAAGGCCATTCTGACCACAAGGTCAGACAAAAGCTTGTACAACAAGCTTGCACAGCCGCTCGCAGCGGCCGTCGATCACCTCTACGGTGATCTCCTCACTCGCCTTGGAGGCGAGGAACAACGTTCCAAATTCTTTGAGAGCGTAATCAAGGAGGCAAAAGTCTCCTTATCGGATTCGGGGGAATTCTTCACCCCGACAGAAAAGGGTGGCAAATTAGAAGCCGCCCGTCGTGTCCTAAGGGACAATCCGGAAATTCCGGAAATAGACCTGCATACAGGCAGGCCAACTGGTAAGATACTTACCAACTGCGATCCCCAAGGGGAGCGCCTTTTCCACTGGGCTTGTGGAATGTTCACCGATAGAAGTCGGTGCTATGACAAGAATAATATGTCTTGTCGAATATCCCTGGTCGCTGAACTAGGGAAATACCGGACCATAACGGTCTCTACATTGCAACATGCTTTGCTGTTGCACGTATTCAGCCATATGGGGCTGAAGATTATTGAGGCCTTTCCCTCAAGTGAAAGCGGCATTGGAGCCGCAAATCATGCTTGGAACTTTTTCAAGCGTTTATCGCACCGGAATCCCAGTGCAGATTTCTTGTTTAATGACAAGATAGAAACCGTGGTATTCTCCACGGACTGGCAGTCCGCTACGGACTATTGCGACCCCTATGTTGCGGGGGCCATGCTGAACCGATTAATGGTTCTACTTGGGGTACCGAAATGGTACCGAGAGACAGTGTGTTTCGCACTGACCGCTCCACGTCAAGTGGAGACAATGGACAGAAAAGGCTGTCCAATAGAGATGTTTTTCACATCTCGTGGGGTCCTCATGGGGGATCCAGTCACAAAGGTGGTTCTCCACCTTTATCACCTCGTAGGGAGGCGTGTTATGGAAGATTTACTCTTCCAAATATTCAAGGATGGAATCCTTGACGAATCTTCAGGAGATGAAGATAATCTGGGATAACCCAGTTTGCCCGTGTAGGACACGATTTCTACACCAATCGGACATAGTCCTGTAAGGCCCCCGCGAGGGGGCCCAAGACCACCGAAAGGTGAAAGCTTCACAGCTTTGGTCGAAGTACCGAGAGAACTCTCGGCTATGCGGGTCATGTGCTCGCTTTTACGGGACAAAAA